ACAATTTGTTAAAGATCACATTGGTGAATTTAAACATTTACCAGCAAAACAACGAATGAGTGCAGTAGCACAACTTTATAAAAAAGGTTCTCAAGCTCCAGCTCCAGCTAAAAAAGGAAGGGGTCGCCCTAAAAAAGGTGTAGATGAGAAAGGCGGTTCTATTTTTGGCGATTTAGTACCATTTGGAAATATGCTTGGTTTAGGTTTAGATGAAAAAGGTGGAAGTATGAAGAGAGGTAAAGGTAGATATAGTAAAGTAAGGGCAGATGGTGACACAACTGGGGGTTCAATTTTCGGTGATATTGTACCATTTGGGCATATGCTTGGTTTGGGTTTAGATGAAAAAGGTGGAGCAATAACAGGAGCAGGTATGAAGAAAGGTAAAGGACGCCCTAAAAAAGAAAAAGGTGGTTCTATTTTTGGCGATATTGTACCATTTGGGCATATGCTTGGTTTAGGTTTAGAAGGTAAAGGGATGCCAATAACAGGAGCAGGTATGAAGAAAAGTAAAGGACGCCCTAAAAAAGGCGGGAATTTGCTTGAGGATATTGGTGATATGATGGGCCTCGGTTTGGATGGTGGAGCCATGACAGGTGCTGGAATGAAGAAAGGTCGTGGGCGTCCATCTAAGAAAGGCGGTTCTATGGTTGAATCTCCATTAATGAGTGGAGATACTGGGGCCGGATTTGGTGACTGGTTCTTTAAAGGTCTTACAGCACCTTTTGCATTAGCATCTAAAATCCCCCTTCCTGGACTTCAACAAATAGGTCAAGCAGGTACAAAAGCATTTAATGCTATTGGTGCACCAACTTTATTTTAATTTATAATATTATCTATATTTATATTATAAATGAGTGGAATTGAAAGATTAGTTGAATATTTCAGAAAGCAAGATTTGACAGGTGATGATATTTATAAAATGATAAATAAAGCTCCTGTTCCTTATTCTCAATTAGGTAAATATAAATCATTAAAAGAATTATTAGGAAAAGAAGGTTATGTAGTAATATTATATGAAGTATCACAAAATTCTGGCCATTGGGTTTGTATGGTTGACCAGGGTGATACAATTTATTTTCAAGATTCTTATGGTTATCCCCCTGATGCCCCTATTACTCGGGGCTTAGTTCCTTATGATCAAAAAAATTATCCATTATTTTTAACAAAATTAATTCAAACAAATACAAAAAAATTTGATTATAATAAAATAGACTATCAATCTAAGAACCCAAACACTGGTGACTGTGGTCGTTGGTCTTGTGTTAAATGTTTATTGAAAGATGTACCAAATGATAAATTTAGACAAATGTTTTTTAATAATCAAAATCCTTATTTAACATCTGATAATCTAGTCGTCTTATTAACTTTATTAGGATTGAATAATATAAATCAATTCTATGAAGATCCAAAAAACAATTTAAGATAAAATAAAAAACAATTTAAGATAAAATAAAAAAAAATAATTATTTACCAACTTCTAAATTAGGGTCTAATCGTTCTAATGTTTCGATTGAATGTTCTTTTAATGGATTTTTACTTTCTGAAGGAATAACTAAATCATTTGTTGAATATCCCTGAAGAGGATTTAATGATGATACAATATCTTTTTGTGTTTTAATATCATATTGATTTAAATGTTTTATATTTGAAAAAGGTCGAGTAGCTTTATTTAATGTAATAATTTCATGAGTAGGAGATCCTAGTAATTCAGCTTGTAGACCTCCTTGTGAATGTCCTATAGTTGATATATTATCATTTCCATATTTCTTTGTAGCTTCTTCTTGAACTTTCTTAGCTTGTTTATATCTACTTGTAAATTTATATAATTTTTTTCCACCTAAACCATAAATAAAATTATTAAACCAATCAGTTAATCCACTTGTTCCCATATGAGCAACTACTGCTTTATTAGTTGAAGGGTCATAATATACTTTTGAAGTTTTAGAAGATAAATTTTTATCTAAAACATAATTATTAACTTTATCTTTAGGTTCGTAAGATGCATTGAGTAAATTTTTTAATGTAGAGACTTTTAACTTTCCACCTTGTAGGTTATGATGTATAATTGTATACGTTAACATTTATATATAATAAAAAGAAAATAAAATGGACAGTAGGACTTAATGACGCCTTTGTTGGGCCTTGTCTTTTATATGTTACACCCAAAATATATTTATATTAATTTTATTCAATTATAACGAAATCATTTTTAAACCCTTTTTCATCTCGTAAATACTTTTTTTTTACTTTTAAACAATCATCACCATAATAACGAAACAAATAACAATATGGATTATTAGCCCCTTTTACTTCTATGTCATTAATATAATAATTATTACGCGGATACATTTCTTCATATTTATAATAACAATTTGGAAACTGGTCTCTAAACTCTTTTGGCAATAATTGAAATTTACCATCTTCTTTAATCCATCTAAATATATCAATACATGGAATACCTAAATCAGATTTACAAGATAAATATAATTTTAGAATACCTGTAATAAATTGTATATGAATATTATAAATTTTATCTTCAACTAAAATCTCTTCACCATCTAAAGCATCTAGTATAGGTTCTAGTTTATCAAAGTCTTCATCTAATATACCTAAATCAATATCATCATCATGATCTATAATATTACCTTCTCTAATAGCTCCTAATAAAGTACCACCATCAATGAAATAAAAAATTTGATATTGGTTAAGATAATCTAAAAGAATATCTAATAAAGCATATAAACATTTTTTATGAAATTTATTTGTTTCCATTATATATTAATCATTAGATAAATATTTTTCTAAATCTACAATCTCAATATTAATTTCTTTGTTTCTATCTCTTAATGAATCTATCGTTTCAAAACAATCAATAATTTTATCTTTGTTTATATATAATTCTTTTTTTAAATTTTCTAAATATTTTTTATAATCTAATTTAATAGGTTTAGTTACTTTTTTACTTTCAACAACATTAAAAGCATTAGAATCATAAAAACAATTTTTTAATACAACAATACAATTATCATTACCATTAGGTAAAATGTGTAAGAAATAAAGAATATGTTTAAAGTTTAAATCTATTGTGATATCTCTCATATCGTCAGATGTGATAATATTACTTTCAGGAGTATATTTATAACAAGTATCGATATCAATGAAATCATTAAATAACATATTCAAAAGGTCATGTTGCGACATAGAAAGTTGAGTCATAGAACATTTTAAATAAATATATAATGAATTGCATAGATTATTATCTTCATTCTCTTTTTTAAATTCAACACCATCGACTTTAGTTTCTACTTCACATTTGTAAATTAAATTATCAACTTGTAAAAATTTGATTTCAGACATTCTATATATAAATAACAGAAATAAATTATATAATAACTCCCGAAAAAATAGATAATTTCAGGAATAACACCAAAAATATATATAATAACGGATAAAAAGTGCATGAGGCTGTGATATATAACGTTATATATCATAGCCCCATACCCTTTTTATCCGTTATTATATATTTCTATGTCTATAATTTAGTATTATTTAGTAAATATTTAGTAAATTTTATTTATATTTTATAATTTTATATATATGTTTTTCTTTTCTACAATTATTTAATTAAAAAAATATTACGAAAATATGTATTACCATTTTTATTCTGTCTAACTTCTTTTAATATAAAATATTTAAGAACAGAAATAAAATATAAAAAAATAAAATATAAATCATAATTATATATGGGTCAGTCTAAAATCAAAGAACAACGTCGATTAGAACGTTTTCGTGTTGAATTGTTACTTAAGGGTAAATCTGTTGAATGTGATAAACTTTTAAATGATTCTAAAATTAAATCAAGAGTTTATGATGTGAATGATGCTTTAAAAATAAAAAATGATAAACCAGATTATCTTACATTCTATAATGGTGATACTGGTGAAATATTATATACAGCTAAGGGGTCTGATATGAAACAAGATCTAAGCGGGAATATCTAACTTAACATATTCTTCTGCTACTTTAGATGAATGTAAAAATTTATTTGAAAATACTTTCTTCTCATTTATTGAGCGTGGTTTTGAATAGAAGTCTGAAATTAAGATAGAACGAATTAAATCTATATTTAGAGGCTTTCCTATAACTTCACTCATTGACTTTTCGATATATCTTAAAAATGTTGATTTGTTTATCTCTTTGTCTTTTGAACCAAATAGAAAGTCACCTGGTTCTTTCTTAAATTTATTAATATATATTTTTAAAAGTTCTTTTAAGTCTTTAGTAACTCCAAATGTTTGTTTGCCATATGTAGGTGATGTTTTATATTGATTCATTACAATCTTCTCCGCTTCTGTATCCTTAAATATTACATAGTTATACTTTTCGTTTAAATCCTTCTTTTTATAATTTGCTATTTTGAATAGAGGCAAATCATTTCTTGGTACTACTTCAGATTTAAAATAAAATGAAACAATCAATTTATAAACGAGTCTATTAGGGTCTACCTTTCCATCTTTATAAATATTGTATTCATCAATCTTTTTATCAATATCTTCTACACTCATTGCATTGTCTTTATCTTTCTGTTTTCTTAATTTATTTTCTCCTCTCTCTTTGTCCTCTTCTATTTTATGGTCACTTAAATTATTTTTATATTTTTTCATAATGGATTCATCAACCTTTTCATGTTCTAGAACTTTAATAATTGGAGTTATATAATCTTTCTTAGAACGTAAAGTTGAATCTTTAATTAATTGAATCATATTATCCGGGTCTAATAGAAATTTATGATTTACATAATCTTTTTGTGTTGCAAGTCTAGAAAGAGTATTTAGCTTAGCAATATAATTTTTAATAGAAATTTGTGATAAGGGTTTATCCTTTCTTGTTTTCATAGAATTGAATAATTCTTCTAAATTTGATTTTGTTAAAATATTATCTCCTACATTCAAAGATTCTCTTTTCTTATCTCTATATTCCTTTTTCTTTTGAGCTTGTTGTTTAAGATATTCTGGATTTTCTGCCTTCTGGCGTTCTCTGTATGCTTTTTGAATTTCAGCTTGGGTTTTTTTTGTAGACATTCTATATATATAATTAAATAATAAAATTAAAATATTGGTTTAATGTATAATGAGTGAACGACATTCTGCATATAAATCAATGAAAGATGCAATGGAGGGTA